CTCTTTGCGGTAAAATCGCCCCACGTTTGACAGGCTGCACCTTTTAGTTGAATGTTTGCAATCTCGCCGCCTTCAAGCATTATATAAATGCTTTTAACGTAGTGACCGCCTGCAGCCTTTGCCTTCTCTTTAATGTCTTTGTAAAGACCTCGAGCAATCTCGTTGCCTTTGAATGGCTTAACAATCATCTCATCCTTTGAGATATATTTCACCTCGTTAGAATAAATACCGCTTTCGGTTGCGTCGTTCCATCCTTTCACGGTATGGAGTTCGTCGAGAACTAAGAATTTAAACGGAAGCTCAACGCTCACATTTGTCTTGTTCTCTTTGTCGTAGTAAGCAAACGTTTTCTCGTTTGATTTCCACTCGAAAAATTTTGTTGCTGGGTTTGTTGTTGGCTGCGAGAATGCAGCTCTGCGGTTTGAAGTACTCATAATATTATTGTTTTTTGTGGCACGAAATGAAGCAGCTCGAGCCTTGCTGCGGTTATTATGATAGTGCTAAATTACTGATTTATATTTGTCTGACAAAATTTTTTTATATAAATCGTTAACTCGTTCCGAATTTACCCCTCGATTGTAGTAAAATCGCATTACTCTTTTGATTCTCGTTAAAGGTGTGATATTAGCCATCCTATTGCGGTTATAATTAATAATAATGCAGCCGCCTCAATCGCAGCTCGCGTCACAAAGATCAACTCTTTTTTGTTTTGTGGTTTCATAAGTATCTATTAAATTAATAATTTGTTGCATTAACTCCTCGTCGTTTATTGGATTAACTCTTTTGAGCATAACAAAATAGGGCGAGTACTGGTTTATTAGTTGAACTCGTAACTCCTCAAGGTCGGGCCTTCTAAATCTTACATCCGAGTCGTACAATTTAACGTTATACAATACCGTTGCGTGATCGTAGGGCCTGTATTCTCGAATTATGTCCCGAATGTCAACGACTTTGTACTTTAAATCTATTCTTAAAATGTAGCAAAATAATGCGCGTACATCAACGACTGGCAGCGTGCGACCATTCTCAAACACGTCAATAGTTGTGGCGTGTTCGATATTGGCTGCTATCTCTTTGGCCCTACGAAAGCTCATATAAATCGTTGTAACGGTATGAATTTGTAAACCCGCCCCAGTCAACTACGACTGGAAGCTCTTGCGTTCGGCGTTTGTCCTTTGACTCGTTACCTATTTCGACAACTGTTCCATACTTATCGCGTGGGTTGTGTCGGTCTTCCAGTGCTACGAAAATACTTGTCTCTCTTAATCTTACTTTTGATCCTACTTTCATTTTATTAAAATTTTAATGTGATTGATGATTTTCGTGGCGTTACCGATACTTGAGGCACCTCGTTACCGTAAGCGTCAAAAATTGTTTGGGTTTGTTTTAAAGCCAATTTAAGCAGCTCCTCACGCTCTTTAAGGTCGGCCTTAAGATTTTGATAAATTGGATCGTCTCCAAAGTTTATAGTCTCGCCTCCGTTTACTGGAGTAAACTCTACGCCGTAGCAAGTCATTTTCTCCTCAGGCAAGTGCTTACGCATTTCCGCGTCGGCTGAGTTTACGACCTCTTTAAGTCGGCAAATGTTGGCCATAAACATGTGTTTGTCGACGTTGCCCTCGTTGATAACGTTATCGACCATTCGCTTGCCTGTAAGGATTGCGTCTTTTTTTGTAAACGATGGCTCATACATCGTGATTAGTTCCTCTGAATTTTCTAAGAATAGTTTTGCGGTTGCTCCCATTTTAATTTAGTTTTAAGTATGCGTTAGTCATTTTTTTGTGATCGGAATAGTAAACCGACTTAACGGTTTTTTTCATCCACTTGTCGAATTTTTTAGCCTCTTTGAGGTTTATTTTTTTCTCATCCATTTTAAAATAATTTTATCAATTGATTGTTTTACCTCGTTCTCCGAGTCTACTGGGATTAATTTGTGAAGTATTTTTGTTTGAGTGCCTTCTACAAATTTAGTTTTACGGCCTGCGCCTCGTTCGTTTCTCATCGTTTGTGTCTAAATGGTAACTCCTCAACGCGCCACACGCGCTTACAAACTATTGAGGATTGATTAAAAATAAGTATTGCCTCAGCGATGCTGCTGGCTTCAATGTCGATGTCGTAATCGTAGCACTCATCGAACTGCTCGGTGTAGTAATATAGCCTATAAGTTCTCATACATTCGGGCCAATCTTAGGCCAATATTAAAGTTAACTGCCATTCTTTTTTTGTGCCAACTGTTCATATCCCAACCAAATAAACGCTCGTTACGTTCGATTCGATTTTTGTGGTCATTAAAGCGGCGGTCGCTTTCTTTAAACGCCTCAAGTATTTTGATAGCGCGTTCGTGTTTTTTAATTTCGATTTCTAAATTTTCCATTATGATCTTAAGATTAGTTGACCAATAAAATATGCGGCCATGATTAAACAAAAAATGTACTGCGGTTTGCGATGTTGTAAAAAGTATTTCATAATTTATAGTCCTTTAGAAATTAAAAAATCGTTGAATAATTTGTCCATACAATTTGGAGTTAAATTAACTCTATGATTAACCCATTTTTTTAATAAAACTTGTAAATCATTTTCATTTGTTAATTCAAATTTTATTGCTTTTGCAAATTCTTTTAAGTCGTTAATCATTTCAAAATCTTGTGAGGTAAATGTAGTTGTCATAGTGTTTGTGTTTTTATTTGTTGTTATCTGAGTACAAATATATAACAATAAATTAATTAAACAACAAAAAATTAAACAAAGTTTGTTTTTAATGCTTATTTATACAAATTCTAAATAAATCGGGAGATAAAAAAGCGGCGGTAAATGTAGAGAATTACCGCAATAATAAGGATCAACCAAATCCAACCAAACGACTCTTTGCGCTCAACGTGTTTCTCGCTTACTTTGGTGGATTGTGTCGCAGTTTTTTGCGTTTTGCGTGTATTGTGTACGCTTTGAGATTTTAACGCCTTAAATCGGCTTATTTGCGTTCGTTTCTTAACGCGGCCGTTTTTAATTGTGGTCTTTTTGCCTTGCGAATCAATTATAACAATCGGTTTGAGCGTGTCCACTGGCGTGATCTCAAACTCGTCCGTGCAAATTGTGCTACTTGAATCCGTAAAAGTTACAACTTTTGTGGAATCAATTACCGATATCTCGCTTTTTGTCTCGGTTTCAGTTGTGCTTTTGTTCACTTTACGCGCTCCGCAGCCTACAAATAACAATATAATAAGTATATAAGTAACTTTATTTTCCATTATAACTATATTATCTGATTTTATTTTCCACTATTCTAAGGTTATTGACCTCGTAATCGCCGTTTTTCTCAACGCGAATGTGGGCAAAGCCGTTGTTCCAATTGTTATAGGGCTGATATTCCGGGCTTAATCCGCAAAGCGCACCGACTGACCAAGTTGTAGTTACGTCTCCGCTCAAGTTTACCTCAGTATGTTCGCTCGTTCTATGGTGGTGGCCAATAATACAAGACTCTTTGGCTTTCATATAAAGGCCACGCGCTGGGTTAACAGGTGGCGCAAAGCCGCTGAAAAATTCGTGTCCGTGCAATAGTGGCAATTTTCCCGCCTTTGCGATTTGTTTACTCTTTACCTCTTGCACTCCAAACTCGCCAAAGCGCAAAATCGTTGCAAGTTCAAAGTCGGGAATACCCAATAATTCGGGAGCCTGCATTTTAAGGAAGTTTTGCCAGCGATCCTCATGGTTGCCAATCTTAAAATATATCGGGCATTGGAAGTGATCCTGTAAATTCTTTAAAAAGTTCCGCGTCATCTCAAGTTCGTCGGCCATATTTCGCAAGCGGCGATCCTTAATAAATCGCGATAGCATATACATGTCGATAGTGTCCCCATTTAAGTACACGCAGTCCACGTTCTCAGCCTTGCCGTAGTCGATAGCTAATCGCAGCGCGTCGTTGTTTTGATAAGGGAAGTGAATGTCGGTTAAAAACAAAATGTTTTTGTTTGGAACGATGACCGTGCCTTGCTTCTCGTAGTCGCTTTCGGGTAATTCAAATGCGTTTATTTTCATAAAGTCTTTTTTTTCTTTTTCAGTCCGTTCTCCGATTGCGTTTTTCTCTTGACGGTCTGAGCGTTCGTTGCGATGTGTTCGCACTATTCCGCGCGCATTGTCAACGCTTGTAAAATCAATCGGGAAATCCTGGTGCAATAGTCTTGAGATTGCCATCGTTGATGACTTTGGAAACTTTGCGATATACTCGCGGGCGATTTC